CCCTCTCGTAAAGTTAAGTATTAATACCTATTACATTAGGTTTGCAACCTGTACTCTTCTGTAGTACTTGTTAGCATTAGCTGTAAGTGCTCCAGAACCTTGTGTAAGACCGCCTGAGAATGGGTTTGAAACCATACCATAACGTGTCTTAAACCCGATTTTTGGTTGGAAGGTGTTAGGGTTGATTGCTCTAACTTGCTGTAATGGAACGTATGGGCAGTAGAATAATCCTGCGTCATAAGGTGAAGTACCTTTGTATCCTGCAACGTAGAAGTGCTTGTCAGCTACGTTTGAAGAATATGGGTCAACGTATACCTTAATACGTCCGTTAAGTGTACCAACAAGTGTAGAGGAAGTATCGTCTACTCCTGTTAATGCATTATTACCTTGAAGTGCAGGTGTGTAATCTAGTACACCAGCCATTCCTAGAGCAGAAGCAACGTCTGCAGAGCAGATCAAAATGTTGCCCTTCCCGCGTCTTGTCTCTTGACCGATTGCGTTAGCGTCTCTTTCTATTTGGAAAAGAAGTCCCTTGAATTTCTCAACTGACCATCTACCATTAGAGTCTACATCGAGGTCGAATATACCATCTGTAGCAGTGTTAGCGATAGCACCTTTAACAGCGTTTGTATAGATTGTACGAACAACTTCTCTGTTAATCTCAGCAAGTATCTCTGTTGAAAGGATATTTGCTAATTCAGATTCAGCGTCCAATCCATGAATCGCCTTAAGGTCTTGAGCCATCTCTATGCTGTACTCTGCCTTTAGTGCTCTTGACTTAGCAGTAACAGTTACCTTCTCGATGGAGAAACCCATTTCTCTGAAGGCTGTTGAAGCAGATGAATCATCTAATGCTTCAGCAGTTGCTGTTGCCATGCCTGTAGCGTCTCCAGTTACCTCATATGTTCCTGCAGGGGAATCATTAAGAAGTCCTGGGTTTGCACCTTCTGCATCGTTAACTGCAGATGAAGAAGCAGTAGGATCATAGTTTGATAATCCTGTACCAGCTCCACCTGAGAAACCTGCGTTTGGTTCGTTGAATAGTGCTTCTCTGAAGTCACCGTTTGCAGGTCTACGCTCTGAACCGTAGAAGGATCTCATTGCGAAGATTAATCCTGTAGGACCAGTCATTGGTTGAACACCTGCAACGTCATATGCAATGAGTTGTGGCATTGAACGTCTGATTAGACTGATCAAAACTGGGTCAAAACCTGCAACAGGACCTGTAGCGGTATCGCCTGTGGTATAACCTGTAGTCTGAAGAGTCTCGTTAAGAACTTGACCTTCTTCCTTGATTGCGTTTTCTTGGTTTTCTAAGAGTTGTGCAACTACGCCTTTTTTATATGAATCTTTGATCTCAGGAACTGATTCGTGATTCAATACGGGTGCCCACTTCTCTTGGAGTTGTTGTATAGACATTTATGTCTCCGTTTTAAAGTAGTTAATTTACAATTATTTGGACCAACGTGCTAGTGCATCTACGTATTTACCCATAGTGCCAGACACAGTGGATTCTACCAATGGTTGTGATGCTTCCTCGGTGGGTTCTTTTGCTTCTTCAGCAACTTCAGCCTTCCTAGTGAAGTATGATTCCTTGATAGTTTCGATTTTATTTCTAAAATCTTCTTCATTTTCAAACTCAACACCCTCTGCTAGTGATGCTAACTTCTCCTTTTGGGTTTCAGCAAGACCAGTAGCTGCGTCGTTCACAATTTCCATTCTAGTATACTCACCTATTCGCTTTTGTAAAGCGATATTGGTGTCTATTTGTTCGTTGAGCTTTGTTTCCATCTCATCAAGTTCTCCTGCCATTCCATCTAACAGGTTGAACTTCTCTTCGGGAACAGTAAAGTTGTGCTCCGTATAGAGATCTTTTAGACCATTGAAGAATGACTCTGCCATCTCGTTCTTGATGCCATGTTCAACAGCGAGGGCATTATCCTCAATCCACTGTTTAGTAGCATAAGAAACGTAGTCATCTACCTTCTCGGCCAAATCTGTTTTGATTTTCTCTACCTCTTCGGTTAGAGATTCCTCAAATGCTTCTTGCAACGCTTTAGTTTCCTCATTTACACGAGAGGTAACTGCTGCCTCAAAAATTGTCGCTGCCTTTACTCTGAACTCTTCTGATAGTTCTTCACCTGAGACAAGAGCGTCAACATCTTGAGTAAAGTCGTACTTGGTTTCAGAGGTCTCTTCTTCTGAGATTGTTTCGTCATTAGATTCAGTTTCCTCCATCTTTGCGGACGCATCACTTGGTTTTGTGGAAGGAACAGGTGCCTTACCTACTGGTGAAGCTGCAGATTTACCTGCGTTCTTAGTTCCCTTCGCACCTTCCATCGAATCAGTGGTAACGTCAATGATTTTAGTTGCACCACCTTTAGAGGTGTCCATTGATTCGCCAGGTTTTGCGTTTTTAGTTACAGGATTGGAACCTTCGGTCACTTCTTCCATGTTATCTAGATCCTTTTCGAGGGTTTCAGCCATTTCTTTTAACTCCGTTAAATTTTTTTACGTTGCTGTTTTATATATTTATTTATAAATTATAAACTTCTCAAAAACTTGTCAAACGCGGAAATCTTTCTTTCCTGTAAGTTTCTGAGGGTTGCCTGATCTATTTCCTTCTTAATTTCAGCAATAGCAGACTCTTTTAGGATACCATTATCCCAAATCCACTCCTTTCCTTCCATAATACCATCCACAAATGCGTCAGGTGCTGAAGGATCTGCAACAATATCTGCTGCAGTAGCGAGCATAAAATCATCTTGAACCACATTACATGTAGATTCTTTCTTCAAAGAACCCATGCCTCTAGATGAGACTCCCAACCTTACGCCCTCGTCTAGCAATGACTTAGCGATTTTTCCGTTCGGTGTATCAAGAATTTTTGCACGACCAACAAAGTTGTTTCCATCTTCGCTAAGACGTTCAATCTTATGTGATACCCTATCAAGATTTATTGAAGGACCTTCTGGATGACCAAGTTCTCCGAGTGCTCTACCCTGACGGATAAAGTTCTCATGATACTTAGCAACCTCTCTTTGCAAAGTTTTGAAAGGATACATACGTCCATTCTTGTTTGCAATTTCAGACTGCAAGAATATACCTTCTATAAAGTAATTCTTTTTACCTTCCTTTTCTTCAGTTAAAAATTTAACTTCTGTAAGTTCTTCAGCTATCAGTCTCATCTTTTGGTTCCTCGGTTGGTTCTTCTGCGGATGCAGTAGGTTGTTCTACTGGCTCATTAGGATCTGGATCTTCTGGTTTGCGACCTTGATAATCCACATCAGTGACATCGCCTGTATCAGTTGCTTTATCAGCAAGTTCATCAGCAACAGCTTGTCCTGTTTTATCAGGATCAAAACCCCACTTTTGTGCGAAGTCAAGTTTCTTTGCTTGAATCGCATCATATGCAGACGCGGCTAATGCATCGTTTACTGCATCAACTGCCTTTGCTTTTTCATCACCAAATATGTGATTTACTATTTGATTTGCTACGTCAGTAGGCATAATTAATGTCCTCCATTATGTATTTATAGAATTAGAGTTCTCCCCTCTTTTGATCTGCGGGACTAACTGCAGAACTAGGGTCAGTTTGCGGTTCTTCACCACCTGCAGGTACAGGTTCTTCCTCACCAATACCCATTTCCATGGCTTGCATTGCCTGTGGATCCATGATAACTCCGTCTTCGATTTCTTGTTTAATTTCTTTGTCTATTTCTTTAATCTCAGACTCGGTTTGTTTTAGAACCTTCGTACGTATATAGTTCGCTGAGAAGTATTTACCTACATAAGGATCCATTTGTGCAACTTCATTCATTCTTTCGTTGCGGATTTCTATTTCTTTAAGTTCTGTGAAATAGTTATCAGCAATATAATCGAACTGAATGTGTTCTTTCATATCCTCCCATTCTTCAATGGAGATGATACCTTTAAGAACGAGTTGTGTTTTTAAAAGATCCATGAATAATTCAGAGAATCTTTTACGTAAACGTGCTATGAATTTTTGGAACTTTACTTCATCTCTAGTGATTTCAGCAGCACGACCAATGTTAAAGGTAGTTTCTGTTTCTAACCTTGAGCTTGGAACGTTGAGTGCCTTGTAAAGTTTCTTCTGGAAGTACTTGACATCCTCAAGTTCTCCAAGATTTTGTCCACCTGGAAGCGTAGAGATCTCAGTGCCTCTCCCGCCTTCTCTTCTGGGTAACCAGAAGTCTTCGAGCATGGACATGAATTTTTTGTCATCCTTGATTTCTCCTGTGTTTGCATCATAGACTAATTTGTTACGGTATCTACCCATAACCTCACGGAGATATTGCTCCGCTTTGTTCTTAGGTAAATTACCAACATCAATATAGAATATTCTACGTTCTGGTGCTCTTGATAATCTATAGATTACCAAAGAGTCCTCAATCATTCTTAACTGATTGACTGCCTTAATTGCTTTGTGTAGGTGTGATAACACCATGTTTTTATTGAGATCCTGTATACCAGAATGACAATAAGCAATTGAATCAGGTGCAATTTTCATACCCTGATTACTAGAATTCTTTAACCCTTTTGGATTGTATAAGAAGTAAGATGCAGATTGTTGTGTAAGTTGCTGATTGAGATCTTGAGTCCTTAATGCTTCGGGTTTCTTTGCCTCGTATTCAGTCACCTTACGGATCTTTCTAGGATCAACGTATCTTAGTTCTACTAAACCCTGTCTTGGTTTTTTAGGATCTATTACCTTATGAAAAAACAATCTCCCATCAACATACCATCGACGGAAGATTTCATAAGCTCTGTTATCAAAATCAAGAAGACGAAGTATCTCATCAAATTCTGAACGAATTAACTTCTTAATTTTTTCTGATTGTTTTAAATTATGTAAATCTATTGATATGGGAACGTCATCAAAGTTTCCACAAATAGTTTCATTCACTACATCATCTACTGCACTATCGCATTCTGGATTAAGAACCATCTCTCTATAACGAGTGATTAGTTCATGATCATTACGAATAGTACCATCAAAGTCAACAGAATAACCGAAGTAACCGCCACCAACTATGGGTTGCGATCCATCTAAACTATCCTTCTGAACAAAAGAAGGTCCCTTCGGAACCTTCTTCGCTCTTTGTAATGAAAATCCAAAGAGTTGTTGTGCCATTACGATTTAAAATCTGGTTCTGATATATTTATACAGGTTTCAAAAACTGCTTAATTTGCTATTGAAGCCCCACCTACAGGTTTCCAGTATTGTACTTGCATCTCTACAGTAAATTCTTCAACCGCATCATTGTTTCCGTAATCTAGATCAATAGCAGCGATATTACTTGGGAAGATATTATAGAACTTATAAGACTTAAGAATCTTAGGTGACTCTCCATCTTTAAGATCTCTTGCTAACTGATGAACTGTCATGTCAGCGAAGTATCCAGAACTATCTGAATTATCTCCTAATGAACCTGCAGAAGTGAAGTTCTCGTTATATGCTTGGATTGAACTTGCCCACAATTCCATTGCGGATCTTAATTTGAACTGACTATCGTTCATGATAGTAATTGTCCAAGGTTCAAATGTTCTGTCTCCAGCTATCTTTAGAACTCTTCCTCTAAAAGGAACTTCTATTACACCAATCTGTGAACTTGGAAGGTTTGCTGCACGAACAGTAAACTTACCTAAGTTAACAAGGTCTGAGTCTTGTAGTATTTCGCTTGGAAATGCCAAATCTACTTGAAATAGATTAGGTCTAGCGAAGTCCGACTTGACATTCGCCTTAAATTGATCAATTGTTCCTTTTTGTGCCATTTTTAATTAGGATCTCCGTCTTTTATATTTAGTCAAAAAAGTATTTTGAGAGGTATTATGATGCTACCTCTGCAAAACTTACACCAGTTCTTGTTGCAACGAATGTTAACTGAACATAGTTAATAGTTCTGGTTGGCTTCAAGAATACTTCCGCATAGAACTCACCACGGTCAACTGCCTCTGGAGTATTGTTTGTGCTATCACACTTGACTAAGAAGTCAACTACACCACGACGACCCTGTACATCACGGAGATATGGTTCAACAATATTGATGAATAGTGATCTCTGTGCCTCATCGTTCTGTTCAAAGAGTTGTGCCTTAGCAGCAGTACTAATAACTCTCTCAACTGTTAAGAAGAGACGACGTATATTAATTCTGTCAAATGCTGATGCAAATCCAAGTGCAGTCTTGTCTCCGTAAAGAACAACACCTTGTCCTGGGAATGAAACAATTGGGTTAACTCTGTTTGCATAGAGTTGATCTCTTTGTGCTTTGTTTGGTGTGTATGCTAACTTAATTGCATTTCTTAGTACACCACGTTGAAATCCTGCAGGTGAGAACCAAGGTTCTGAAATTTCGTTAGTCTGTAAGCAAAGACCTGCGATATCACCATTACAAGGTACATAACGATAAACATCATTATACTTGTCATAGATGTATTTGTATCCTGAGTCAAATACTAAGTAAGAAGAACTTGGTAGTTGCTTAAAGAAGTCTACAATATTTGTAGTAATAGTTGTTGTATTACTAATTCCAATTACGTTTCCTCTACGAGGTGAAACGAATACCATGCAGTCTCTTCTTTCTTCTGCAATGTTTACAAGAGATGTAATCTTAGCAAGTGCGTTTGCATCACTTGTTCCAGAAGGACCTGCAATGATAAAGTCAATGATTTGTGATTCTGGATCTTCGACTAATTCATATGCACTACCTACATCAGTGTTAGTAATTGTGTACTGTCCTGCTGATACTGTGTAGTTTACTCCACCTGTTAATCTGTAGTAGTAAGTAGCATTGTTCTTAGAACCTAGAGTTGTCACTCCTGCAGGATAATCTACAGAACCAGATGCACTACGTAGTAAGTTGAACTGTCTGCTTGCTGCAGTTTGTCCAAATACACCATCACCAGATGATGCAGTAGCAGCAAAAGTTGTTGACTCGTGCTCTGCCCAGTAAACGTATTCTGACTTCTGCTTAATTACTTCTGCATAGTAGTTTGTTTCTCCAACAGATGTCTTAGCATCAGATGCTTTAGAAACGTCAATGTATCTTTCAAGAAGAGCACCAACAGTTCCTGTGACACCACCGTCAATATCAATTATGATAACGTGCATTTCATCTCTGAATCCACCAACTCCATTTGCATAGAGTGAAGTACCAGGTCTAGGAGCAACGTTAATCCACTTAACGCCAGGTAGATACTCACGCTCTGTGTACTCATCTCTTACTGATGATACAGTAATATTTGTTGAGTTTGTATCTTGTATAACATCAGAAGCAGCAAATTCAATACTGCTCTTATTAAGAGCAACAAGAAGTTTTCTTTCGATTGTGACGTTTACCTTAGCAGTATTTGTACCCTGTGTAATAACTTGGTTATCTGCAATAATACCAGTAACACCACCACTAGGTAGACCGATTTCTAATTTTTTATTAGTAGCATCATAAGCAAGAACATTGACTGACTCAGCAGAACCACCAATAGTGATTGTTGTAGCTGAACCAG